CAGACCCTGTAGATACTTTTAGTTTTGATGTTAAATTAGGTTCATCAGCAGCATGGAAATCATTATTAGTGTTAGACCAACATGACGCAGCAAGATTTTCAGGCAAAGTCTCAGGTGGTTCATTTTTAGTAAATAGAACTACTGCGGCAGGAGTAGGTGCTTCATTGGGAGATATTAATGGTGCTGAACTTGGGCCAGGATATTTAAGTTTATCAAGAGATGATACAGCATCCGCTAAACAAATACTTTTTGAAAAAAATGATGTCGAGCACAGTTATATAAAAACCACATCAAGTAAATTAATTTTAGGTTCTGACACAACAACTACAACTGTTGCGTTACAATTATATCATGCTACAAACCCAGTTTCTTTAGGTCTAGATTATGACCAAGGTAGTGCTTTAGCATTTATTGAAAGTGTGCATAGTTCTTATGATGTTAACACTCATATGTTGTTTAAACCAGGTGGTACAGAATCTTGGAGAATAGGTTCGCATGGTTCAGATAGTGACACAAAGTTTGTAATTAAACCAACCTCATCAGCGTATGATTTTGTTATTGCTGACAACAATAGTGATAGAATATTAACTATAGACACAAGTACAAAAAGTGCAACTATTGAGGGTATTGCGAAGATTAAAGGGGGTCTTACAACTGATGGTTATGCGAAGTTTTATAACTGGAGAGCACTACAAAATACAAGTAATTCATCTAACCTATATTATAGAATAGCAAGAATTACTGGATCTCAATCAACAAGGTTTATTATAGAACTTGCAGGAAGATCTACAAGTTATGGTGATACATCCTTACCTGCTTACGGTAAACTAGTAGGACAACTTAATAACGATAATAACTACGATTTAACATATTACAACCACAGTACTAGCAACAGTGAGGTAGTGACCCATATAGGGCAAGTTGATGTAAGTGCAACTGAAACAGATATTTACATCAAAGTTGGTCAATTTGCTGAGATAACAGCGATAGCACACATAAGTGATGGTAGTATAACTACATATGACTCCGATAGTGGCTCAACCACAAAACCTACAGGTTATACTGACCCAACACTTGCTAAGGTTTGGAACACTTTAAACGATGGGCCAGGTTCAGGACTAGATGCTGATACTTTAGATGGTATAAGTAGTGAAGATTTCCTTAGAAGTGACATAAATGATACTGCAACTGGATCTTACACTTTTACAGGGTCGTTAGATTTTGCATTAGATTCAAATTTTGCTAACTCAATGGTGAGGTTCCCTGAAACAACAAATCAAAACCCTACGATGATGTTCCATAGACCAACTGGTAATGCCTCCACTACATATCCTTGGAGGTTTCAAGCAGGTGGTGGCGGAAGTAGTACTGGGTTTTATATAGGTACAGGTTCTGCCGCAAATGTTGGTGCAGAAAGTATAACTAATAAACTAGGGTTAAGTTCTACTGGAACCTTAACTGTATCGGGTGACGTTATAGCATATGGTTCTCCATCTGATGCAAAGTATAAAGAAAATGTAAAACCTATTGAGAATGCCCTAGATAAAGTTATGGATCTAGAAGGTGTTTCTTTTGATTGGAAAGAAGGAGACGATATTTTAGATATAAAAGAAGATATAGGTTTTATAGCACAAGATGTACAAAAGGTTATACCAGAACTTGTGAGAGAAAACGAGGATGGGAATTTATCTTTAAGATATCAAGGTATTATTCCTGTTTTACTTGAGGCTATGAAAGAGCAGCAAAAACAAATAGATGAATTAAAATCACAAATGGCAGCGTGTAACCAGAGAGCCTGTGACTGCAAAAAATAAAAATTATGGCAAACACTTATTTATTGTTGATAGATCAAATTTATATTCAACCTCTACAGACTCCAGAAGTAGAAGTAGAATTGATTAATGTTGTGACTGCAATTGATTATAGATACGAGTGTACCTCAGAGCATGGAACTGTAGTAAACTTCAACTCTACAAAAAATATGCCTTCACCGAGTCCAGATAGTTTTACAAAATATGAAGATGTGACTTACGAAATGGCTCAAGACTGGGTTAGACACACTCAACCTGAAGAATTAGAAGTTTACAAAATACTTGACGATAAAATCAAAGATATTGAATCACCAAGGTTTGTTAAACCAGATGTTATGCCTTGGGAAGTTTTACCTCCAGGAGAAGATGAAATAAATGCACAAAACGAAGAGTAAATGGCTGTACCCACTTCAGGAACATTAAATCTAACAAAAATTGCTAATGAAAAGCATTTTGACAACTATAACCAAGCACAACTCCCTGCTGCTCCTTATAGTTCGAAAGACCTTGCAGTAAGTGGGAACTCTAATGGTAGTGGTGTTTCATATGATGTTACGAATACCAATTCTGCTTCTAGACCAGATAATGCTGCACCATATAAGATGTCTGAATGGTACGGTTATGATCACGATGCAACAGCATCAAGTGGTGCGTGTATTCAAGTTGTTCACTCAAATTTTGCAGGATCAAATCAATACAGTACATCTGGATGTGATTCCTCTCACGCAATAACAGCAAATTCTGGCATAGTGGGTTATACAAGTGGAGATGCATTAGCATTTCTTATTAGGTATGTTAGATACAGAAATGTAACAGGTTCTTCTAAGAACTACAACATACGACTTTACAGGGAAAGCACAACCTGTGCAACCTTAAAGGTTTATAAGGGATATCATGGTTCATCCTACGGATACACCACTTCAGGATTTACTCTTGTTCACACAAAAAGCACTACAGGATACACTACTTATACAGGTACTATTTCTGACGATGACGAGTTGTTAATAGTGTTTGAGTTTTCAAACAATAATTCGTGCAATGGCGTGCAGGACGTATGTAGTATAAGTAACTTATATTACCATGGTTCTACTTGTAGTTATAATGGAACAATGTACGCTGTACCAATATTGGGAAGCGGTAGTTCAACTGCTTATCAATACAGTAGTGGCTCTAGTGCTGTAACCGCAGGTTACCAACAAAGGTATAATTCTTCATCTTGGAGTACTGCCTATATTCACCAATGTGCAGGTAGTTCTTGGACGGTAGGGAATACAATATATCAAACAAATGGCACTTCAGGATCAGAAGTTGCTTTCGCAGGTACTGGGTGGAGATGTGGAAGTTTTCCGTCTACAACATATACAAATAATGGTTATCCAGGAGGTGGAATAAGTAATGTTATTGCTTTTTACAATGCCTTTCATGCGACTGGAAATATTGAAAATACTTATTATGACCCAGGGCTTTAAATATTAATTAAAACAAACAACAATGAAAGAAAACAAAGAAACACCTTGTGTGGAGTGTAAAGATGAAAATAAACCAAGAATTTTTATAGCCTCACCAGGTAACAGATTTTCAAACAACTTTTTAAATTCTTGGACAAACTTAATTATGTGGATAGTAAACAACGGTTATGTGTTTACGTCTAATATTGATTACAGTTCACTTATACAGACTTCAAGAGATAAGGTTATGGGCACATCTCATAACTCGGCAAAACCTTTTAATGGAGAGTTTGATTTTGACTATATGTTGCTTATTGATTCTGATATGACATTTCACCCTACAGATTTAGAAAACTTAATATCGAGAAATGTTCCTGTTGTTTCTGGTATCTACAGAATAAAACCAGATAACGCTTGGTCTGCTTGGGTAGGAGGAAAACAATCTGAAGGTGGCGACTGGATTAATGATGAGTATATAGAAAAACATAAAGATAAAATGATCCAAGGAGACTTTGGTGGTTTGGGTTTTTGCTTAATTAAAAAAGAGGTATTTGATAAACTTACACCTCCTTTATGGTTTGATGATCAAGCAGATAAAAACTACGGAGAAGACGTTGTATTCTTTAGAAAAATCAAAGCAGCAGGTTACGATGTCAACTTCGATACGTCTGTAAAGTTAGGTCATGAAAAAACGTTTATATTCATGTAAAAACTGGACAGTAAATAAATACGAGACCTATATATTATTTCACTTTATTTGTACAAACATTAATTAAACAATAAATTTTTTATTATGGCAAAGTTAAAAAAAGAAGAACTAGAGTTAGTTCAAAAGAACAATCAGAAGCAGTTTGAGATTAAAATCGCTTTGGCTGATTTAGTAATTGCATCAGAATCATTTGATCAAAGAAAGCAGTCCTTGCTTAGTTCTTGGTCAGAGGTATCTGAAGAACAAAAGAAAATTCAAGATGACTTAAAAGAGTCATATGGGGAAGTTACTATTGATATCCAATCAGGTGAAATTATTGAACCTGCTCCTGCAAATGTAGAGCAAGATGACAATAAAGGAGATTCATGATTACATAGTATTCATAGTTAATAAAGAGGCTACTGGGTATGTATCACACGATGATATAGATGCGGCTATTGACAGAGGTCAAATGTCTAAGTTTATGGAGTTGTATAGCAACCCTAAACTGCATCAGCCTGGTAGGCCTATACCTCCAGTTGCATACGGTCAAACTCAAAAAATATCCGATGATCTTAGATTTTTCAAGCATCGGAAACAGTTTACCACAAACAACAATGGTATATTAGATTTAGGTAATTTCTCTAATAGTGGTGGAGGTCAGAATCCAGAATACTTACATCTATTAGGTCTGTATGTTTCTAAAACACTTAATAGTGTTACTAATAATAGTTACACTGTTTCATCTTTGTATACAACTTTTGGGGAAGGAACCGCAAATAAAAATGTTGTAAAAAGTGTAAAAATAGTAAACGAAGACCAGTTAGCGGATAGGTTAGTATCCCAAGTATCTTCGCCAAGCGTATTATCCCCTATTGGGATTTTAGGTGATGGAGGGAAGAAGGTACAACTTTTCCCAGAAGTTCAACATTCTGGCTTTATAATGTATTTAACCAGGCCTACAAAGCCGAGGTTCAGCCACGTTGTTGATGGTAGAAAGATAGTTCATAATCCTTCTACAACTTCAGCAGCATCATTTACCGCAGCCAACGATTTAACTCTTCCTAATGGTACTGCTGTTTCAGCAGGAGCCTCATATTCTTTAGTAAAATCTGTAGATTTAGACTGGCCAGAAGATTGTATTAACGACATACTCAATAGAACCTTAACATCCCTCGGAGTTCATTTAGAAGACATAAATGTATATAACTACACAGAGGTTAAAAACAAAGAAGGATTATGATTACTAAAGGAAAATTAACTGATCAAATATTAAGATTATATACTGGTGGTAATCCATCTGATGATAAAGAAATATCCAGAGCAGATGTTGACTTACTGGTTGGTCAAGTAATAAATCAAATATTAAAAAAAGAGTATGTTGCATCTAACATATCACAAGGGGAAATGTTTCCTCCACATACGCTAGTAACAACATATAAAACTGAAGTAAAAGCAGATTCAGCAGTTTTACACCCATATGCAGCATTACCTGTGATGCCAATATCATTACCAAGAAACATGGGGATTTGGAGAGTTGTTGCTTGTCCTGAAAACGATGAGGGTAATTCACCCGCTGTGAATACTGGAAACGAATTAATACCAATACAAACAGGACAATACTCAGCAATTAGTACTCAAGAGCAAACTAAATTTTTAGAAAATCAGGTTGGTTATTGGGCAGAAGGGAATAAAATATTTTTTACTAAAGACGTATTGAATGATACAGATTTTAAGTTTGACAAGGTGTTTATATCATTACTTGTAATTGATCCAACTGTTTTAGGTGAGTTTGATTATTTAGCAATACCTGCTGAACACGAGGATTCTATTATAAAAGAATGTTTAACTATTCTTGGAGCACTGCCTAAAGTGGTAGATAAAGTTTCAGATTCAAATAATCAGATATGAGAACATATACAGTAGACGAAATAGTTAGATCATCTTTACTTACAACTGGTAAGCCTATACATTATTATATGCAGTATTTACATTATGCATTAAAAGGTCTTAGGGAAATAAACTATGATTCACCATTTAAGATAAAAACTACAAAATTAACAGTAGATGATAATCTTGAGGTGACCTTACCAGACGACTATGTTGACTATATAAGAGTAGGTTATGAAAATGGTCAGTATGTAAATAAACTAATTGAAAAAGATTCATTTAATAGATTAATGAATTTAGATTCTGATGGTAACCAAATACCTTATCCAGATGTAGAGTCAGACAACGGAACTGCATATTCAGATTCCTACTATTACGCATCCCATGCTAATGATAAAAGTGAACATTTAGGTAGAAATTTTGGACATAAATCAACATACAAAGGTTCTTTTATGGTTATACCAGAAAGAAATAAAATTATGTTAGATCCATCTATGCATCTAGCAAAGCACATTGTTATAGATTATTTAACTACAGGGTTACCTAATAAGTCTGTAGCCTCTACTCTACCCGCATATGCAGCCGAGCCTGTTGAAAGGTATATTTTATGGAGAATGACAGAGCACGATAGAATGTCCCCAATGAATCTAAAGCAATTGGCAAGAGAAGAGTTTATTCTGGCACACAAAAGATATAGAAGTAGAAACTATCAAGTAAAAATTGAAGACGTTTTAAAATCTCTACGTTCTCATACTTTTGCTGCTATTAAATCATAAGGATGCAAAACAGTAAAAAAACATTTATAGCAGGATTAAATACTGATGATGCATTTTTTGCACATAAACCAGATGACAATGTAGATGCGTTGAACGCAAGGGTTATATCTTCATCTGAAGGTAAATCAGGTTCACTATCTAATATTGATGGGAATAGGCTTATTTCAAACACTAGCCTTTTGGTTGGAGGAGGAGATAATAAAGTAGTAGGAACACATGAAGATCCTACAACTAATAATGTTTTTTACTTTGTAACCAAAACAAGCGGATACTCATATATATTTATGTATGATGCCGAGGCCGAGGCTATATACAAAGTATTAGAAGACTCTAACATGGTCTCTACATATACTCTTAATTTTCAAGTATTAGAGCCTATCACAGCAATATCTTTTATAGATGGCTTATTATATTGGTCTGGTGTTAAAGACAGAGAGCCATGCAGGGTTAATGTAGAAAGGGGAATTAAATTAAACCAACCTCAATATACATCTTCAGAAACTGCATATGAACAACCAATTAAGAAAGAGGTAATTACTTTAATAAGAAAACCTCCTATGATGCCACTTCAAATAAGAGTGGATGTTGATGCAGATAGAGATACTAGTTTTCTAAAATCTAGAACTTTAACTTTTTCATATAGATATATTTATAAGGATGGGGAGATAAGTGTTTTTGCTCCTACTACTCCACATTATCCTAATCAAGACATGGATAATGATGACCATAAAACAACTAAAAAAATTGTTGTAGGTTTCCCACTAAATGAGGCAACACCTACAGGCATTGCAGATGATGTAGAAAAAATACAATTTGCTGTAAAGTTTGATAAAGACACATCATATTTTGTATGGAAAGAATTTACAAGAACATCTCACCCTAGTGAATTTAATACTCAAACAGATGGTGTTACTTTTATTATAAAAGGAGATTATTATAACGATGTCTTAGGGTCTGCTGTTGATGATAGCAATAGTATAAAACTCTATGACACAGTACCATATGAGGCTCAGGCGTTAGAGATTGGAAGAAATAGATTATTCTTGGGGAATATCAAGGAGGGATTAGTTAACAACAGAAAAATGACCTCAGCCGATATAACAGTAGAAATTGAAACAGCCCCTTTTAGCACAACAACCTTTAATCAAGAAGTGAGAGATAGAGGTGGTATTGTGGGTTATTCAGGTGCTTCAGCGTACCAAGTCGGCTTGGCTTTTTATGATTTTGCAGGCAGAACAGCAGGTGTTCTTACAGATGACTCTATGAAGGTTATTACAGCAGAAAGAAATCTGGTGTATACAACATATAATAGTTTTATAAATTTCACTATAAATAACACAGCAACAGAACTAATACCAGAATGGGCAACTCATTACGCTATATTAAGAACTAAAAATCTTACAAAAGATTTTACAATAGGAAACCTTTCTGATAAAATAAGATACTACCGTTATGACAGTACTGGTAATTTTACTGTAAGAATAGAAAAAGTAGATGATGAAGGTGATCCAACTGGTAAGTTTTCAGATAACGAATATACATCTTTTGATCAAGGGCACGAAGGTATTGCTATAGGATTAGGTGATTTGACATCATACAAACAAGGATATAGTTATCAAGAGGGTGACCGAATTAAACTTATTACCGATAGTCAAGTAATAGAATTTGCTATTACAGGAACTATGGGACAATTTGTTTTAGTAAATCTTGTTGATATTAATGGTGGAAATTATTTCGGACAAACATCTTTACAGAGCGTAGATTACTCTGTAGTTTATGAGATATATAGCCCGCACAAAATACAGCCTAATGAATTTTATTATGAATCCGTAAGAGGTAAAATATTAAACCCTGGTACTAATCAAAAAGCATACGACACAGCAAGCGGTAGACTTATAGGTGATGTGTATATGAAGGCTAGAGAAGCAGATATGTCCTCTGTTCCCCCTCATTATGAACAGGGTTCTGCAAGGACTGATAATGATCATAGTGACCCATTTAAAGGGAAGGCTAAGTATATTGGCTTTCCTTGTTTTTATGGCGAAGGATTAAATGATATGACTGCTAATACAGGGCTTGGTAATTATAACAATTCTAATGACCATAGGTATGAAATTAAAATAACAAGTACCTCTGGGAACGCAGATCAGTTTCAATGGAGAAAAAGAATCTATAGCCAGAGAATGGTGAATCATGCCTGGGGTAACACTACCACAATAACAGGAAATGAACAAACACTAGCAGATGGTGTAAAGATTACATTTGAATCTACAACTGGACATACAGTTGGAGAGAGGTGGTCAGTTCATGGCAAGACTCTTGGTTCGGGCCTAGGTAATGTAAATACTTACGGATACTCAATGATAACCGCACCTCCTAATGGTGGTATTCAATCGGGCAGCGATGTTAAGTTGCACCAAAAAGAACATCAACCTAGATGGCCAAGAAGTGATAGGAGGCATGAATGGACTGTAGTAATGAGTCCTAATGAAATAACACAGAACTATGCCACATTAGAAGAGTTTTACTGGGAAAGTGATTTTGGTGCAAAGATATGTGCTGTTCATCCAGATAACCACATTTATTTTAGGAGAAGTACAATTGATTTATCAGGAGATAATGGTAAGAACAGAATGTACATACTTGACTCAGAGTCAAATAATAATATTGCAGGTGATGTAAGCACATCAGACGGAACTGCGGTGCATATGATCATAAAAAGCAAAATCGACCAACCGAGTGATTTAAACAATCCAGTAGATATTGATCATGATTTCAAGGTAGACCTACCAGATGAGTATGGTTATTCAGCAGAGGCCATGAATCCAAGTGATGATTATTTTTTAAATTGGATTCAGATTACTGGAAGACCTAATTTAGTCCCTGATGATGTAAGTGCACAAAATAAATTAACTGGTATTGTTTTTAGTGAAACTAAAATACCAGGAAGTAAGGTAAATGGATTATCTAAATTTAGTGCTTTAGATGAAGACAGGTTAGATGATGCTACTGGCCCATTAAGAACCTTAAATATTACGTCTAAGACACAATCTACAGGTACTGTTATGTTAGCAATATCTGAGAATGAAACTACAAGTATATATTTAGGAGAATCTCAACTACAACAAGCATCAAGTGGTAGTCAATTCTTATCAGTAGCAAAAGGAGTTATAGGAACAAAAAATTCTTTGCAGGGATCTTTTGGGACTACACATCCAGAGTCTGTTGTTATAAACGAGGGTAAAGCATATTGGTTCGATTTAAAGAACGCAACTGTTGTGAAATATGACTCTAATGGTTTAAAGGCAATAGGAGATGTTAAGATGAAAACTTACTTTAAAGAAAAGTCTGATATCATAGTATCTGACATTATAGATAAGTTTGTACCTGCCACATATGATTCTTTTAATAATGAGTACATTATAACCTTACCACAAACTAGTGAGGTAGAGGTTACAACTGATGGCCCTGGAACTTTCCCTGAAGATCCAGTAATATCAGGAACTAATCAAAAAGCAGGTGGAGGAAGATTTACAGGAGATATAAATGTATTTATCAGTGGGTTTAAGAACCCTATAAATCAAAGCATAGGAGTTGTTGATGGAGCAGGTAAGATTGGATTTACTGCTCCAAATGGATTTAAAATTCCTAATAACGCAATTACAAACCCAAATCCAACTCTCGGAATGACAGTAGAAAATGCTGCTAGTGGTGGGTTTACTGTTGATTCTAATGATTCTGACTTATTACTACCTGGTACTCGTGCTTTAGATTTTGAAAATATACCAGAAGGTACTACAAGTATAGAGATAACACTAACGGAAGTAGTGATAACGCCTCCAACAAAAAGCGTATTGGTTAACAATCCGTTAAATTATTCAAGTAAGTTTGAAGGCTTTAACTCTACACCAATAAGGTTGGTAGAGCCAAGTTATTCAGGTATAACTGACGAACAAAAAACTTATTCTGCATCGAGTGGAACTTTAACAATACCTTTTACATCTAACTTTAATTTTAAACTTGGGAGTGTAAATCCAAGCACAGGGTTTACATATACTAAAAATGGAGTTCAAACAGATATACCTATTAGTAAAATTTCTACTAACGCTACAAAATTAGGAACTAATGACGCTTTACATCAATATAAAGCAGGTAGTTGGAATCTGGTTATCACAGGCATTGATTCTGAAACAAGCAGAGTCGATATAAATTCAAGAAAATTAGAAGATCCAGTTATTGCCACACTCAATGCAACTGACATCAGCACAACAGGTTTCAAAATGCATGGGGAAATAGAATCTAAAGGGTCAGGCACTATACAAGAAAGAGGGTTTGTGTATTCAAGTACAGATCAGGTATTAAGCCTTACTAACTCAACCAAGTGTGTAGATGGATCCGCAACTACAGGGTCATATGAAAAAGTTCTAAGCGGGTTAAATCCTGGTACTTATTACTACTTCGCTGCATATGTTGTAACTGAATTAGGAGTGACCTTTGGAAATAGAAATTCAATTGAGACAGGAAGTTCAAATGCTTCTGTTCCAGGTTTAAGCACTACTCCTTATGATGCTCAAAAGCACAAAATGGAAGGTAGCGTTACAGGAAACGGAGGAGCAGCAATAACAAAATATGGTTTTGTTCTTGGTAAGAATTCAACACCAGTTATAGGGCAGTCAGGTATTATAGATAGAGCAACTACAGCAAGTGTAACTAGTTTCCCTTATGAATTTAATTTTGACCTTAATAATAAATTATTGAATTTAGATTCTGCAACTCAATATTACTATAGAGCATACGCAACAAACAATGTTGGTACTGGGTATGGCGAAATTAAAACTTTCACTAGTCCTACTGCATCAACTGGAGGTATTGCACTAATAGAATTATTAACCTCTAGTGTATTATACACTGGTGGTACAGTTAACTTTAGAGTCACTAAATCATTTAACTCTTCAGGTCAAATAGCAGGCACTATAACAATACAAGACACAACAGGTACTCAAACCAATGTTAGCGTAACGATACCTTCTTCGTCTTCATCAGTTACAGTATCAACAAGTGTAGGTCAAAACTATTCGACATCGTCAAGAAATGTTGGGTTTACTATAACAAACTTTAGTACTAGTACTTTAAACCAAACAGGAGACAATACACCTATATTATTAAAAGATACAGTTTCACAAGGGGGAGCCCCAAACAACAATGGAGGTGGTAGCCTGGGAGGAGGATTAGAAAATTACGAATAAAATATAGATATGAGCAACTTTAGTATAAATACAGATTTAAGTGTAGGGGATGAGATTAAAATAAAATTTGATATATCAAACAATTATCCAACCTCTGCTCCTGCTACTATCTATATAGTTGATTTGCATGAAATGCAGGATATAGAAAACAATCCAGATTATGATCTAAACACCCTGCCTCAATGGAGTAATATAAATGAACATATAGGAGGACTTGACTTTAATTGGTCTGGTAAAACAAACACAGATGCTATTGTTGCCCAAGCAGGTCATGTAGATTCTGGTGCAAAAAGATGTAAAGATGTTACAAGAACTGTAGGTGGTGTGACATATAACGATTGGTATTTACCATCTGCTGCTCAATTAACAACTCTTTATCAATTAAGAAATATCTTAGATCCTGTTATATTAAATGCAGGTGGCGATATTCTTACAAAAACACAAACACACTATCAAAGAAAAGGATATTGGGCATCACACGAAAGTAGTTCTACTTCAAATAAAACTCCTGTGTATTCTGTATCATTTAACCCTAATTCAGGTGGTGGTGCAACCTTTGGTAGAGCAAAATCAAGGAGATTTAGAACTAGAGCAACGAGAGAAATGGAACTCCCTAATGGTGTTAGTGTAGCGGTAGGTCAACTATACGGAGGAGGTATAGTGTATAAAGTGGTTGAAGCAGAGTCTGGTGGAGTTACTCCTAAAGTTGATGTTGATGTTAAAATTGGTAATGGTCTTACAACTATATTTTCACAAAATGAAAAGCCTAGTGGTTTCGCTACAGAAATACTACACACTGTTACGTCAACAGATGGTACGTCTCCTATAATTAAATGGGAGTTTGAAAATAGTAATACAGGAGCATATAATTGGACAACAAATTATCAGGTATTTGTAAAAGAGAACACAGCAACCACTACAATACAACCAGGATCGCAAGCAACTTTAGCCTGGAATGACGATGCGGGAAGGTGGACATCAAGATATTCATACATTCCAGAATATATGTCAACCTTTAAAACAGGCATCATAACCTTTACAAAAGGGAACTTATATATTCATGATGATTCAAACAATAAAAACTATTTTTACAACGGTAAATATCCAACTCAAGTAACTTATGTTGAGAATATACAGCCTTCACAGCCTAAAGTATTTTTAACACACGCTGTTGAAGGGACATCACAACCAAACATAAGCAGGTTTGAGACAATAGAAAACTGGACAATGAATAGTGATCTTATTAAAGATGACTATATAAGAAGAGAAGGAACTTATTATTCTGAATTATTCGGAGATGTTAATGATCCAAATGTTGGACTTAATGCATCACATGGTGATAAGTTAATGAAAGGAACAAAACTCAGAGGTCAATACATAAAAGTATTTATGACCTTCAGACAAGAAGATTTAGAAATTAAACATTCTAATATCGGATATATAACTAGTAAGGGACATACAACAAAGAATGGATAATTTAGTAGAGCAGAATAATAGCGTTAGCAATTTTACTCAGAAATTAGAGGATTTACAAAATGTAATGATTGCTAATAACGATAAAGAAAATATCTATGGTGATGGTATTAACTTAGTCGAGAATGATGTCTTTCAAATTAGCCATGATTATTGTGGCCCTTTATATATGAGAAAGATGATTATGCCTAAAGACTCTATTGTGGTTAGTGCGATGCATCATACTAACCATTTTTGGTTTTTATTAAAAGGCAAAATAAGTGTAACGTCAGGCGATGAAACTGTAGAGCATATAGCACCATGTTATTCAAGGTCTTTAAAAGGTGCTAAAAGATTTATTGTATGTGTAGAGGAGTGTTTGTTTATTAATGTACACGCCAACCCTACTGAATCAACAGATATTAAAGAAATACAAGATGACTTGTATTCAATAACATTAGAAGAATATAATAAAAAAGAAAAGTTATGGCAGGAATAGCAACAGCAGCAATCGTAGGTGCAGGTTTAAAAACAGTCGGTGGACTTGCTCAAATGGCATCTGGTATCTTTGGAAAAAAGAAAAGACAAAGAGAAATAGACGACTTAATAGCAATGCGACCTAAGTATGAAATACCAAAAGAAGTTGGTCAAGATGTAGCAATGAATAGAAACCTAGTCAATGCTCGTTTAGATGGACAACAAGAGTTGCTTGACAGTCTCAATACAGATAAGCAAAACCAAATTAATACAGTTAAATCTTCCTCTGGATCTCTAGAGGATTTGTTGGCTGTAAGCACATCAGGAAATGCAAGTATGTCAGATGCTTTAATAAAAGCACAGCAAGGAGGAGCAGCACAAAGAGATAAGCGAAGAGCAAACTTTTCAGAATCCCTGAGCAACCTATCATCATTTAGAGATCAAGCATTTAAATTAAATGAACTAGACCCATACAATCAAAAAGTAGAAATGACAATGGCTAACAACGCAGCATCAAGACAGATGACTTTCGGTGGTTTAAATCAAACAGCATCAGGAGTAACTGATATTGGATCAGCGTTAGCAGGTTAAAAAAATAATTATGGCAAAATTTACACCAGGATTAATGGGAGTTAAAACAACTCCAACACTAGGAAAAAATTCTATACCAGGATTTATAGATACTGGCACACAGTCTATGGACGCATCGTTCAGACAGAACCTAGAAATTAGGGCTAAGAATAAAGCAACTAAGTTCGCACAAGCACAAACACTTAGAGATGGTATAGTTTCTGGGCATTTTTCCGAAGATATGGTTGTAAAGGTTGAGGCAGCAATAGACAGAATGTCTAAGTTAAATCCAAACAGAAGAAACTATTCTAAAGTATTGAATGAGGCTAGTGCTGAATTAGGGATGGCTGTTCAAAAACAAGCAAAGGTCACTAAATTATTAGAAAGAACTGGTGCAGCGTTTGAGGGTGATGAAGATAAAAAATATTATAGCAAGGATGGATTCTTTGCTATGCTTGAAGATAACACCAATATAGACTTAGACAAAACACAAATGCAAAGTCTATATCAAGGTTATTTACAGGATACAGGAAACATAAATCAAGATGTTGTAAGAGAAGACTTTGTTGAACTTTTAGGAAAATACAAATTCGGAGGCAACTTAAAATCTAAAGAAGGAGAAATAGATGGTCAAAAAACCCTAACACAAGGTTCTTATCAAGGTGAGAGAACTCAAATGTATAAGTTGTCTAACAGGAATATTTCTATTCCTGTTTTTGCCAATTCATCAGAAGTTCCAGAAGACCTAGTAGAAAAATGGGGAACATCAAGTAAAGCACACATGGCTATGATGGATAATTATACCAAGGAAAAAATGAAGGGCTTTACAGGAACTCAAGCAGAAATGGACGCAGAGGAAATGCGAATTGGTCAAGAGTTTGTTCTAGACCAAATGAAAAAAGTAATTCCTGATTACACTAGTATTTCAAAAAAGAAAGAGGATTTCATACCACCACCTCCTACTCCTGCTGGTGATCCTAATGATAAGCCAAACCCTTCAGCATTAATTGCAACTCAATTAGCAAGAGCGATGATGGGTGGTGATTCTATTATAGGTAAAACTCCAGTAACTAAATTACAATACAAAAACACATCCCTTAGCGGTTATGATATTACTAATCAATTTAAAGATATCAAATTAATTCCAGGAGTAGGTAAATCACCAGGGAGACCCGCTAAAAAAATATTTAGAGCAGAAGGCGAAGATGCTCTATATATTGATACAGGTAAAGGAGTTGTTAGATATGACGAGAGTCAATTTAATGACTTAATGCTGATGGCATCAACTGGATCTAAAGATTTTACTTCTGAAGATGCTAACACATTGCCAGAATATGATAACACAAGAAAAGCATACAACATACGTCAAAAGTATACTGATGGTAAGACTGTTAAGTTTAGAGGCGAAATGACCGATGCTGAGTTGAGTAGTGGGAAATGGAGTACAACTGGTAGATCATTAGTAGGAACAGAATTTAACCCTTATGTAAATACTTTGACCGCCGAAGAAAGAGACGCACAGAAAGTGAGTTATCAACTACAAACAGCAGGTAGTGCAATTGCTGATATTGAAAATGTCTATGATAGAATGACCAACACAACTACTGATTATGAATTTGTATTAGACGTTGCAAATAAATTAAATACAGCATGGACAGGTCAAGTTATAAAATCTCTTAACAAAACATCAGCAATTACAAGTATTAAACGAGGAGTAAGTGCTGCGGGAAGTATGGGATTTGGTGCAGGTAGAGATAAATATGTTGTAAGATTTGCTGATGGAAGCGATAAAACTGTAACTCAAGAGGAGATGAAGGGATACATTCAGGGTCAGAATATAACAGAACCGAAATAAAACAACCTAGATGGAGGAAAAAGAATTACTCGCAGCGTGGGAAAAAATACAGAGTATGTATGGCCCTCAAAAGAAAACATTTGATGAGTTTAAATTTCAAATGCAGTCTAATGAGTACCGAAGCAAGGTATTTAAAAATGTAGGTCAAAACGCAAAAGACATATTTGGTTACGCTGATTATCAGCAATTTAACGCTGATAAGTTTTTACCTGCACCCGCCAAGGAAATAACTAACACTCCAGAATCAGCAGAAAACCTACCAAGATTTCAAGGCTCTTCAGCCTCATTTGTTGACCAACAAGTAGAGGCGAAAAGAAATCAGTCTAATTATAATGCAGATGGTTCAGCAGGCAGAATGCCTACCCTGTATGATAGAATGTCTGAACAAGAAAAAAAAGACCTTGATTTAAAGAATAAGAAAGCAAAACAATTTAAGCAAGCAGAAAGAGGGAAGAAAGGTTTAGGTACTACCTCTCAAATAGTTTCTGATGGAGGTGATTTTTATGAAGTTATTAGAAACTACTCATTAACAACTGGCGAAAACTTACTTGCAAGTCAACTTGATTACAACGAAGGCAAGTTAGATGGTGTTGCTAAAGGACAATTCGAACAAAAAGCAATCAACCTCATATCTGAAGATATGTTTCAGGTTGTTGACGAAACAGAAAAAAGCCAAGTCTGGGAAAACTATGGAGAAGAGTATGGTTTTTTAATCAATCAACTTAACTCTCAAGGTAAAGAAATTAGAGGTTTACAAGACCAGTTAGCAACAGCAGTTGATCCACAAAGAAGAGAATTAATTATTGAGCAAATAAATAATATTCGTGAAGAAGGTGCTGAGTATTCTTATGAAAAACCAAATCAATATGGTGGTACGGATGCAAAAAGATTTCTGTTTACCGATTATGATGAGATGCAAAAAAGGTTTTCTAAATTAAATAGTTTACCAGAATTTAAGAATTACCAAAGAGCAATAAATGTATTAGGTCATTTAAGAGATGTAAGTGATAATTTCGACACAAGAAACCCTGAGTTTGTACAAAATCAAAAAGACTTAAAATCAGCACAAGAGTTTGTTGATATAAAAGAAAAGTATGATTTACCTGAGTTGGGAATGCCTGGAACACGACCTCCTAAATGGTTCAACAATAATATTACAAAACCCATTTTATCTTCTCTTGCAAAAGCAGTAAATGATGCAGCGAGTCTACCAAGAACATTAGCGTTTAATGATGAATATGGTTGGACAGATGCTCTTGCTGAGGGTGCAGAAAGAATATTAACTAAAGAACTAAACCCTAATATGGTTGCAAGTTTAGGACAGGCTAGTAATAAAGATAGAGGCCTGTCTGAAAGAGTTGCCATGGTTGATGATTACCAATTAGTGGTATCAGATGATTTATTTGAAGGAAGAAGAACTCCTAAAACAGTAAGAGATAAAGATGGTTTCTTGATACAAGATGAAAAGATTGTTAAAGAAGTTATAGATAAGTACGAAGAAGATCCTACAAAGTATGAGGATGAACAACAATATAACTTTGAAGGTGCATTACCAAAATTTGTTGGAGTAATGGCTGACTTAGGTATCTTAATGTTTGGTACTAAGGGATTAGGTACAGGAGTAAAAGCAACAGGAACTCTTGCTAAAGCAGGAGGTTTAACAAGGACAGGTAATTATTTATCCAAGTCTAATGTTGCAAATAGAATAGGTTTAACTGGTGCAGTAACTGGACAAACACATAATCAATTATATACCGAGGCAATCAAACAAGGGTTATCTCCTTCTGAGGCATCAGCGTTTGCAGTAACTGGATCATTGGCTGTTGCAACAATAGCACAGTTTAACCCACAGTTTTATTTAATTGGTGAGAAAAAAGCAGCCCAAGCACTAACAAGTAGATATATAAATTACTTAGCAGCAGGAGGAAAGGAGTCAAAAAAGAAAGCCTTTGGTTATGCAATGCGTGAAGTATTTGGTCAGGGTAAAAGAGAAGCGTTTGAAGAGTTGGCAGAAATTCCTGCACTTAATGCTGTAAGAGGTGGTTTCAACGAATTCCTTACTCCAGAAAAACAATTTGAAGTTAACTGGTCAAGAGGAGAAATAGAAGAGTCTGCTATATTTGGATTTGCAGCAGGTTTCTCTACAGGGCCAATGAACATTACAAGCCAATCTGCACTACAGCAACAAGCAACATACGCTGCATATAAAGCAAAAGATAAATTCTTCAAAAGAACTGACGAGTTGGTAGGTAAAGAGTATATGGATCCTGAGACTGGGAATATGTTAAACTATACTCAAGAACAAGCAGATGCTACTAAGACTAAATTTAGTAACCTATTTAAACAATTGGATGCTGCTAAAGGTAATACAAAATACTCTGAAGAAGTAGAAACTAAATTATTAAGTTTATTACAAAGGTCTGAAGCGATAAAACAAAATAGGGATCTGGCACTTGGCAACCCTGCGTTATTAGAAGTATTGGATGCACAGTACGCAATTGTTAATGATGCAATCGCTAAAGTATTGCAGGATAATAGAACACCAGTTAAACCAGAAAAATACGAAAGAGAAAAAGCCACAGATTCAAAGGGTAATCGTCTAGATGCAGAAGGTAATATAATGTCTTCAGAAGCAACTCCAGAAGTTAATGAAGAAGTAGATAGTGCAATTGATGAGGCACTAAATAATGATTCAGAAAACGTATTAGATGGTAGAGTTAAGCCAGAGGCTAAACCAGAGGAAGATGTAGAATTAGAAGTAAACGAAAATACTACAGAACAAGAAATAGAGAATATAGCAAATGAAGGATCTAAGCAAGGACGAAAGCAACAAGCAAAAAACATTGGAGCAAAAGTTGAGGGTGACCAAAAAGTGGAATCAGAAATTAACCCTGAAACCAAAACTGAACCACCAGTTGATACTAAAACAACTAGTAAAACTGGAGCAGTAATAGAGCCAGGTGTAGTTAAGATAGAAAGCCAGAAACAGTTTGAGGCATTGGAAAATGCTCTAAGGAATGAGGATATAACTGATGAAGAACTAGAGCAATTAGGTTTTAAAAGAGAACCATACTATGATCCTGGCAATGATATGCAAAGGACACATAAGAATTTAAAAATAGATATTACTAGTACTCCAGTCTTTGAGGAAATAAATCTAAAAGGAAAGCCTACAGGGAAAAAATACCATAGACTATTCAATTCTACACAGAAAGGTGTGGGGTACTATGTACCAGTAGGAAAAGAAATTTACTTAGATGATCGTGGCACAACAAGACCAACTGATGTAGAGGGTAATAAAATGGGTGATGGAACATATATGTCAGACAGTATGTTTGCCCAACCAGAAGGTACTCAAACAAGTACAGAAACAAATCCAGAACCTAAGAAGCCTTTATTTACTAAGGATGAGTTATCTACTGCAAAAGCAGATCAAAACTATTTAGACCCATTAATTAAAAGATTAAAAGAAAACTTTCCTGGTGTAAACATAGAGATGGATGCGGAGGCTGTAGAGCAGTTAGCATTAAGTCAAGGTGTATCACCAGAGATGGCTAAAAAAGCAAGAGGCGTTTATGATGCTACAAACAATAGAGTTTTAATAAACCCTAAGACAGCAGGTAAAGATACTCCTATACATGAATTTGCTCATGTATGGACAAGAATTGCTAAAGACGAAAGACCAGAACTTTGGAAAAAAGGGATGGAGTTAATGAAAGATAGTCCTATCTATAAGAAATTAAAAGAGCAGATAGCACAAAATCCTGATTTACAAAAAGTATATACTGAAGATAAGATTCTAGACGAGGCACTTGCAGTCGCAATAGGACAGAGAGGTGCTAAAATATTTGAAGATCAACAGCAGGAAACTATGTGGAAGAACTGGATACAAGAGTTCTTCGATTTTATTAAAGATAAATTTAATGTACAAAGTGAGGGTGATATTCAGAACCTTACATTAAGAGAGTTTATAGAACTAGCAAGTACAGAAATACTTACAGGTGATAAGGTTGTACCTGCAAGACAAAAACTCGAAACGTTAAATAAAAATATAGAAGTAAAATATAATAAAGAGGGTGACCTTGAGATTATAAACAAGAAAACAGGTAAGCCTGTATCTAAACCCACAAGAAGAAAGGTAGAACAGGAAATCATTAAGATGAATGAGTTGCCTGCTGAATGGGTAGACGCAGGAACAACTTTATATGAAGCACTACAAGAGGATAAGAATAATAGAGAAGGTTTTTATGACCCTGTTGAATCAGCGTTTATTGGTTACAAAGTAAAGAGACAATCTTTTATAGACAACTCAGATGTAAACAACATAACCAATACTCTAGCAAGAGGGTGGCTCTCTAACAAGAAAGGTCAAGGGTTAGATGTTATTGCCATGGAAATTGAAGGCATGGTTTACGGTGGTGAATACAACGCTAGTCAACCGAGAGTTGAGGTTCAGGACTTAGTAGATATAATGCTTAAAAACCCAGGCAACTACTTAGCAGTACCAGAACAGGTTAAAGATGCAAAAGATAATTTCATGGAGGTTACAGGTATGTATCCAACAATGAAAAACGCTGAGGCAATCAAAGATAAAATTTCAGATTCTAACTCTAAGTTAGATGAGGTTTATGATGAAGACTTTCTTGATCAAGATATACAGAACGATGAGGGTGAGTTGCCATTCCAGTTATCTTTCCAAGCGAACTTTGTAGACCCTATGACTGGTCTAAGTTATTCATATGATAAAAACTCAGACACCTTTAAAGCACTAGAGGCAGCAGGTTTTATAACTAAGAATAAAACTTTAAGAGATTTCTCAGATAAGAATATGGTTTTACATACTCCAGACTTTGCATTTTCTGGTAGTATAAGTAAAGATGGAGATTTAATTGTTGAAGGAAAAGGTGGTATGTACTACCCTATTAAATTTCATCAAGCAGGTTTCTTCTGGGCATCAACTGAAGATGGTGCTAGTTCATTGGTTAGATCCCTTAACCAATCTTTAGCGAAAAATAAAGATGGTAAGGTATACATGGGATTAGTTACTGCAACACCTAGCAAACTGCTATCTTCAACTACAGCAGCGAATGGAGTGGTAGATGTATTTATGTCTCCTACTTTCCTTAAAGGTCTAGGAATGACTGAAAGTCAGGTTACTAGATCTCTAGTAAATGCTGCTAATTTTTCAACAACTAAAAATGTAAAAGACAATAAGGGAAATATTAAGCAGGTAACAACAGGACTAAGAGCAGGTGTATCAGCAAAAGCAAATATAGAGGATACATTAAAATTAATCAGAACTAAACTTGCATCAGATAAATCTTCCTTTGAGGATAGAAAAGTATTTGTAGAATCTTTCTTAGGAAGGGTTGCAAAAAGAATTAACCCAAAATCATTAGATCCAAAAACTGGTAAAATGAAATTTGTTAACTCTAAAAAATCTATTGCAACAAATAAAAAGATTGTAAAATTCTTTAAAGAAAGTATAGGGTTTACGCAAATGAAAGCGACAGGTGGTAGAGTTTCACCTGCTAACCTAAAGGCTGCTGTATCATATATGTTAGGTGAGCCACTTTTAAGAAGTGAATCTCAAACAAATAAAATTTATGCTGTATTAGAAATAGATGGTAAAGTAAAACCAGTAAAGTCTGATGCACATGAGTCTTATCCTAAAGCAATTGCATCTGAGGGTGATGCTAGAACTAAATTACACATTCTAAAAGATAGAATGGATTGGAGAGATAATGTAGCAGATCCTGATACAGATACAAACATTGAAGTGGGGCGACCAAGAAATAAAGATGGTAAGCCAAGATCACATATACAAATACTACCTACAACTGTAGGATTATCTTATGCACCAGTAAGGGTGTTAAATCAATCAGAGAATCCTGGAATGTCATTTCAGTTAAATACTGATACTAATAAAAAACAGATATCTGAAAGCATAACAAGACTTAAAGAGCAAGGTAAATTTACAGAACAGCAGTTAGTCGATTACTACCATAGAAGATTCCCTGACGTATCTAAAAAAGAATTAGGAGAAATGTATAATGGTAAGGTGCCAGAAGATTCTCCAAGATCTGAAAAAAGAAAATATACTAATAGACTAGAAGAAGTATTAAGTGAGCAAACTTTTGAAGAATTATCTGAAGAAGCAAAAACTTATATTCCAAAAAGAAATAATATAACAGAGGCTGAGGCTGATGCTATGTTTGAAGGACTAGGCTTAGAAGATGCTATAGTTGTAGTGAAATCTAATCCTGAATATTTATTACCTGAAGTTAGAATTGCTCTAACCAATAAAGTTGTAATGGAGTTAGAGAAGAAGGCTCAGCAACTAAGAGCAGAAGGAAAAGACTCTGAGGCTAATCTAATATCAGCATCTATAAACAGTATTGTTGAGGTTATCGCAGCAGAAGGAACAAAAGCAGGTAGGTTTATTCAAGCATTTAAATTATTAAAAGCATTAAGTGCAGATAGAACGGTTTCTCTAGTAAACAAAAAATTAAAAGAGGCAGGCAAACAACCTTTAACAAAAGAACAAGAGGCCGAGTTAAAAAGATTAAAACAAGAGTCTGATAACGCAGCAGAAGGATTACCAAAATCTGAGGCGATGGCAAAACAATTTAAATACATTCAGAAACTTTTAGGATCTTCTTTTAAAGGTGTGTTTGAGGCGTATTTCTATGCTAGTATACTGTCGGGAATGACAACTCAATTGAGAAACATTATGGCTAACGTAATGTCTATAGGTAATGAATTAATTGTTACATCCATAAGAGAGGCTATTTTAGGAAATCCAAAAGCAATATTCCAAGCACCAATGGGAATGATTAAAGGACTTAGTAAAGGGTGGTTGAATGCTAAAAATATTTTACAAACTGGTATAAAGTCTGATAAGTCGAATAAGTTTGATAACCCTGCCCTACTTGAGTGGTGGAGATTTAATACTAATGAAACTGTTATAGGTAAACTATTACCTAAAAAAGTAACTGATTCAGCAGACTGGCTTTTAAATTCTAAGTTTTTACCATGGTCACCTAACTTTTTAAAATATGTTCAAAGAGCAATGGTTGCAGGTGATCAAATGTTTTTTCATTCTGCAAAAGAAATGCAAGCGAGAGCACTTGCAAATAGAATTAAAAGAGGTAAAGACGTAACACCAGAAGATGTTAAAAGAGCAGAAAGTATATTAGAACCTTCTCAAGAATTAAAAGACCAAGCAAAAGCACAAGCAATTAAAGAAGGTTTTAAGGAAGGCACTACAAGATATAAGATAAGGGTGCATGAATTGATTGAGGCACAAAGAGACATGACTATTCAAGGTCAGTCTGAAGACTTTGCTGCCAAAACAACTTTTAACTATGAGCCAGAAGGTGCATTAAGTTACTTATATAACTTTATCGTACAGTCAAGACAGATGCCAGGTATTGGCCCAATCATGACTACGTTTATTCCTTTTGCTAGAGTATTAACAAATGTATTTAATAGGTTCTTACACTATACTCCTGTAGGTGCTGTAACAGCATACAGAGGAAAAGTAAGAATAGCAAGTGGTAAAATTAGAACCCTGAGTACGGAAGAAAAAGCAGACTTATATATCAAGTCATCAATTGGTTTGTCTACAATGGCAGGATTGGTTGCATATTTAATGTCTCAAGCAGACGATGATGATGCTGTTCTAAAAATATCAGCAGCAGGCCCTTCTGATTTTAATAAAAAATATGAATTACAAAAGGCGGGTTGGAAACCATTTACTATTACAGTAGGTGATGTAAGTGTATCTTATCAAGATCATCCATTATATTTTATTCTTGCAGGTGCAGGTACTTTATATGAAAGTGATAAGTATGGTAACTCAATAGATGGTGAAGGTAACGCAGATCTATTCTCTTATGTAGCATTAACAACTGCGATGAGTATGCTACAACAATCATGGTTACAGGGCTTGTCAGACCTTGGTAGAATTTTAAATTCAAATGATCCTGCTAAAGCAATAGCAAATAAAACTTTTGGTGTTCTTGGTTCGGTTGCAATGCCTAATTTCCATAAACAACTGGTAAGACAATACATGGAAATAATGAGTGATCCAATTAAGGCAAGAAGAACAGGTACATTATCTGGTGCAATAGATCAACTGTATAGAGACATACCTATTGCAAACTCTGGACTATATGATATGGTAGATAATTTTGGTGATCCAGTTATTCCTAACCAGGGAGAAAAATTTGTTCCTTTAAGTTTAGACTTCGGAGAAAGAGGAGATCCATTAGTAAAACATCTTGTTGAAGAAGGAGTATTTGTAGGCTCTGCAAGAAACAGAAAAATTGAGGACTTTGAAACAGGCGAATCTAGATACCTAGATGGCGATGAGTATCAGGTTTATAAAATGGAATCTGCAAAAGCAGTAGGTAAACTACTTAGAGAAAATTATTCCTACTTAAAAACATTAAAAGGAGAAGAGTTAGGAGAAACTGTAAAAATGTATAAGCAACAAGCGAGAGAGGAAACACTATATGAGTTATTCTATTATGATAAATACAAAGAATTAACCAAGAAAAAATGAGAGAAATAAATGAAATAATTGTGCATTGCACAGCAACACCAGAAGGCAGAAAGGTTTCTGTTGAAGAAATAGACAGATGGCACAAGGACAGAGGATGGTCAGGTATAGGATACCATTATTGTGTTCAGTTAGATGGTAAAGTAAACAAAGGAAGAGATGTGAAAATTCCAGGTGCTCATTGTAAAGGAAGAAATAAACAATCTATCGGTATTACATATGTTGGGGGGTTAGATTCAGATATGAGTCCATGCGACACAAGAACGGATGCACAAATTGACAGTCTTAAATATCTAATTGGATATCTTTGTGCAAGTTATCCAGGGGCAAAAGTTTCTGGTCACAGGGACTGGTCATCTAAGGCTTGTCCTTCTTTTGACGCTAAAGAAGAATATAAAAATATATCAGAGAAATATGGAGGATAATAAAGGTTACGAGATTGCTGTATCAGAAAGGTTCAAAATTGGGCCATTAGTTGGATGGGCATTTTATTCACCAGACGAACATGGTGATTGGTACGAATTTAATCTTTACCTATTGTTTTTTATGATACATATAAAATGGTGGGATTTAGATGAAGAGTAAAGATGAAAGTATAAATAGTTTTTTAGCCAAAAATTGGTCAATGGTAGTTGGTCTATTGGCTGCGATATTTACAGCAGGAACTATCTTCGCACAATTCACCGCCCTTCAAGTAGAATTAACTACTCTACATGAAAGATTAGATAAGAAAATTAAAGTTATAAATCAATTAGAAGACAGAATAGTTGATATTGAGAAAGAACTACAATACGAAAAGGGATATCTAGAAGGTAAAGAAAAATAAAAATCATGAGTAATAAAAAACCAAAAAAAAAGTTTAAAGAAACTAAAGTTGGTAAGTTTCTATTAGGTTCTGGATCAGCCATCATAGATGTTGTAGGCGATTTGTTACCAGACTCTGGTGTAATGGGTGTGGTTAAAAATCTTATCGAAAAAGAAGATCCTAAAATATTACCTCCAGAAGACAAGGAAAAAGCAATGAAACTCTTAGAACTAGACATGATAGAGTTGCAAGAGGTGAGTAAGCGTTGGGATTCAGATATGAAATCAGACTCATGGCTTTCAAAAAACACAAGACCTATGACTTTAATCTATCTAACAGTTACCACATCATTATACATTATCTTAGATAGTCTAGATATTGCGTTTGATATTGATGAAAGTTGGGTAGAACTTTTAAAAACTCTTCTAGTTACAATTTATGTAGCCTATTTCGGATCGAGAGGATTTGAAAAATACAGTACAATTAAAAAAGGTTAAGATTCTTTATCTTCCTTATATATTTTATACCCTTGTTCCTTCAATAATTTAATAGCCTTCTTGATCGCTCTTTCATTCATTCTAAATTCGTGAAAAATTTGATTCTCAAATGCGTGATGTTTCATATTAGTATGTATTAGTTGTCGTTGTAAACCAACCATTCTTATCAGCACCTTCGTTTTCTTTAACCTCCTGGTCTTTCAACGCTATTATTAAAAGTATTAAATATCCTGTAAGATCTTTTACAGAATCTTCAGTCTTATCGTATATACCCTTCTGCTTTATTCTAGATATTTTATCATCTATCCTAGCACACAAAGATTTTACCGCATCGCCATCACTAAAAATATTGACTGGATTAGTTGCACTATCTCCGTAGTCTTTATTTTTAGAGACGAGAAGGCTGATGATTTCAGCACCAACCCTCTCAATTTTTTCTCTAGTATCCATATTAGAATGGTGCAGTTTCATCTTGGTTAACAAAACTTTCTACTTTTTCCTCATGGCTTTTTGAAGGAATATTACCATCTGCGTATGTAATTTTCCATGCATTAGCATTAGCAGTTCTTAACTCTCCATTACGGTCTGTGTAACTTCTTAGGTTTACTGATACTTTTACTTCATCATTTTCTTTGTATGCAGTAAATAGGTTTGCTTTTGCACCAATAGCCTCCACTGGGTAGTCTACAGGATACTCTCCTCCTAACGTAAGTGTTAGGGTTCTTTTCTCCAGATCTCCATTTTTAGTCTGGATTGTCATCGCATCAGATATTGTTTTGATGCGGCCTTGTAATTCAATTGAATTGCTCATAATTATTATTTAAAAGTGTTATATATATTCAGAGGTGTTGATTCCTCTTGCCTTGAGACATTCAAGGACTTGTTTTATTATATAGTTTACATAGTCTAAATCCTTTTCTAGTTGTTTATCTAGTTGTTTTAATTTCTTTTTTTCTTGTGCTGTATTGTTTACACAGATGATTTTTACATGATCTGTGTTATGTTTTTCTAACAACCTATCCATTTCTGGTATTTTTAAAATCTTGTCTGGCATACAATTTTATTAAGGCGTATTAATTATTTTATTTTGAATTAGCATCTCTATTAATTCCATCATATCTTCCTTATAAAGAATGCAATATTCTTTCCCTCCTGGTGCTTTATGAAACACAATAGGAACATCTGTTGGTTTTATATCCATGTCGCTTAGGACTTTTTTATACTGAGGATTTCTTTTGTAACATTTTGCCTGGACAGCAAAATCTCCAGTATTCATAAGGTCAATACCCTTATCATCTAACATTTTAGATCCATACCTAGTTGTTACACAATCTGTAAATCCTAACTTTTTAAAGTCTTTTACTAATTGTCTTTCGTAATTGTGCCCTTTATTTCTGTTTGTGTTTGCCATATACATTAAAATCTTTATAAACATAAACCGCTTTGCGTTTTACAAATGCTTTTATGTCTTCATATTTAACTGATTTATCAAAACCTCTTAGTAAAAGGTAATAATCCTTACCTAAACCATTTGGTCTAATAAAATACTCTTCTTTGTTTGGAACTATTTCTTCTAGTTTTGCAGGTCTCAGTAAGTCTACGCCTTTCTCAAAAGGTTTTTGCTTTCCTACCTTGCCTCCATACCTATTGTTTTCCCAAACTACCCTATATAATATTTGCTCATTCTTGACCATTAAACTTTGCATACTGCCCGCCATGAGTTGTGTTGCTATACTCATTATAACAAGTTGTTTCTAAATTATACTTGAATTCCTGCATACCAGTCTTTCCAGTAAACCTCCATCGTACCTTCCAAACGTGCACTTCGACTAGTTCATTCTCAAAATCTCGGTACACAGTAATTCCATTATCTACTTTATTAAAGAAATGGGAAGACCCACTTACACTATACCCACTTGCAACCTCTACCTTACCATTCTCTTTCTTTAATTTTTGTGGGTGAGCAACTAATATCACTCCACAATCATAAGCCTCTTTAAATATTTTTATCTTAGATAATTGTAATCCAGTATACTGATGCTCATTCATCCCTCTCTCAATCTTATGCTCAACAAATGCCCAGTTATCTATAATCAAGCAATTGATACCCATCTTTTTGACCAACTCTTTTCCTTTGTTTAATATCCCCTCTACTGTAAGGTCATTGTCTTTTAAATTTATAAAGTAGAAATGCTTATTAATAAAATCAATTGCAGGATCTAATTCTTCTGGCTGTAAATTTGTAGCAGAGCCTTTACCAAACTTTTTACCGCTATACTTTTCAATTAATTCAGCAACATGAACTTTAATTGGCTGTTTCTCAGCAGAAAATATTCCAAACTTCCATCCTTGTCTTGCCAACTCTACAATAACTTGATCTACAAAAGAAGATTTACCATGCCCTGGAACTCCAGTAACTAAAGTAAATTCACTTGGTCTCCATGACATCAATTTGTCAAACTCTTTATAACCTATCTCATCACCTTTTGGCATTCCATGGTTATACAGGTTGTGTATTTCTTTACGAGAATCTGATGCCTTACTTACGCCTTCTAGTGGAAAAGGCTTTGCATTATCTAAACATTTAACTAATTCAACACTTCCATGTTTAAGTAAGACATCGTTGGCATCCTTACATCCTTCTGGAAAGTTTACTAACCAGATCCTGTCTTTGCCAATTCTTCTCGATAATTCGTCTCTTAATTTAATTCCAGGGGCATCATTGTCTAATGCCAAGTATATTTTTTCTTTGTTTTCAAACTCCTCTATGCTGTTGTCTAGATATGTAAGGTTTTGATTACCAGTAGATGCTCCATTAGGTACAGAGCAAGCAAACATTAATTTACCTTGCTGTAATCCTGCCTCATAAAAAGCCATAGCATCAAACTCCCCTTCTGTTATTATACACCAAGATGCAGGTTTAATTAAATCTAAACCATACATTATCATTTCAGAACCTTTATTAAGTTTAAAGTTTTTCTGTGAATCTCTAAACTTGATATTTATTCTTCTACCTTTTCTAATATAATTAAATTGGATAACTGGTTTTTCCATCTGTACTTGTGGCATATACTCTACGCCTTCAGTCACTCCGAAATACTCAATTGTGCTATCACTTATCCCTCTGTCTTTGAAGAATTTTAGAACCTTATCAGATAGTGGGGATGCTCTTTGAACAGGCATCTCATATTCAGTTTTATATTCTGCTACGGATCCATTATCTCCACAGTGGTGGCAATAATAAGTACCAGTTTCAACCCAAACTCTTAGGCATTTTTCATTCCTATTCTTCTTCCTAGTATGAGAACACTTAGGACATTTGGTTTTTTGGGGGTCGTTCCCTCCATTAGACTTGACTTCAATGCCAAGTGCTTGCAGTTTTGATAAGTTATCTGTCATATTATTGCTACTCTCTTTCTATTGGGGGTGACCTGGTTAGTAGTCTCCCACTCTTTATATTGTATGAGATATTTCTCAACGAATTTATTACCGAAGATTACCTCTGGTGTAACAGAAGATTGATACTTTTCACTCCATTGCTCCTTACAGTAATCAAACACTTTTACCATTATTGAACCAGTAATTGGCTTACCATCAAACTTTTTAGCCAAAATACTTTTAAATCTTTTCTCGTATGTTCGTGCTTGGTAATTCTTCTTATATCTTTTATTTATATATTCTATCACATCTTTACATACAGTTTGATATTCAAGTGAAATTACTTGATCTGTTTCTGCAACAGCAATCCTAAACCACAAAGGTGTGGTTCTGTATTTCGGATGTGCCTTTGTTCCTATATTGTCTATTAAACCTTTTTCTCCTAACTCCGAAATATATCTACTCATAGTTCTGGATGAGGTGTTTAACTCAATACTTAAATCTGATAAGGTTTTATCACAATAATTATCTTGTGATGTATACTTATAAATTAAATCACATAACATATACGACAATGGAGATAAATCGTGTTTGCGTAAGACTTCATATATTACAGTTGTGCTTCTTATCATTTTAACAATAATTTATGATACCAGAGTTCTCTTTTCTTTTTATTCCTGTGCGACTCTAACCTACAATCCAGTTCTACAATTTGCCCTACCTTATATCCTTTTGCTTTATCTATTGAATCATCCCATGCATGGATTGCTAAGTAGGAGTTGTCTAGGGTTTCTATGATGACTATTTTGAATTGGTGATCTCCTTTTTCGCCACTTACCTCCTGGTCTTCTCCAATATGTCTAATCTTTCCGTTTACTTTTATGTTCATTTGATGTGTTCTTTTATAATTTCAGCAAGCGACACCGCTTTACCATGCCTATTTTTTATGTAGTTCATTACTAAACTAGTCTTGGTATGAAATCCTTTTGCAGTAACCCTGGGGTCTTTTGTGTTATAAAACTCATCCATTATAGAAAGAAACTTTCCTTCCATAAATTCTATGTTACTGATATCTTCAGATAAAAAATCTGCTATATCCTCTTTAGAATGCCCATACATCAATGCTATGCCAGTAAATATGCAAACACCAAAATAAGAGTTTCCTTCTATCACTTGATTTACCTCAAGCGTGTGTGGGTTTTTCACAGCCAAGTTTGCCAGAATTCCCTTTTTTATGTTTTCTAATTCCATGTTTTAAAATTTAGGTTTTTCAATATCCTTATATCTTACATTGAAGGTTTTTCCCCAAATAATCTTCCCTTTCTCACCAAAATCTACCTCTTGTGCCCCTCTATGAATCATCATTTGCTTGATAAGTTGCTGAGTAAGATTTTTATTTGCTTTTGCCTCTTTCTCATTTTCCCTGTGTACGATATATGCTTTTGTTAAATCTTCCAGATCATCATTACCATTAATCTTTACTCTATCAACCATTGCTTTATGTTTCTCTGAAAGAAACTGGTCAAGATCAATTTTATATTCTTCTTCTACAGAAGGCTCTAAGTGAGATACCAATCTGTATACCTCGTTATTGTTCATTGCATCTCCTTCGAGTTCTATGGTTTGCCTTGCCTCTTGAACACTATTGTAGAACCTTTCTCCTTCCTCTATAATTGTTTCTTGAATGTTTGGGTTTGCCTCGATTGTAAAAACATCCATATGTCTTCCATCTTTTAAAAAAGCAAACTGACCATATGCATATTCAAGAACAAGCATATATAATTGTATTTGTGCTATATAGTATGGAGGAATTCCTCCTTCCCATTTATCTGCATTGTATCCAGAAATAGTTTTAATTTCTAAAATACCTCTTCCCTCCATCTCATCGTGCTGTACTATTTGTCTGTCTATGTTAGCAAACAAAAAAGGATATTTAGGATTAATAAATATAGAATTCCTTCTTATTGATTTTCTTAATTTGTTTTTAGACTGGTAGTTGTTTATCATTTCAACAGGATCTCCAGTCCAATATTGCCATAGGTCAGCAACATAATCTTCAAGTAGCCTACCATGAAACATGACTTCATTGTCTATGTTCTTAATATTTGCAGTTCCTACTGATTGATTCCATCTGGTGATTTTAGATGTCCAGGGGTTTAACCCTAATAGTGTTGAGGCATCTGATCCTCCCACCATACCTTTATAGACTAAGGATTTTCTTAATTCTACCCACTCTTCGTAGGTTAGGTTTGCTGTTGGTATTCTTTTTAATTTCATAATTAGTTTTAAAAAAAGGGGAGGCTATCAATTACACTCTTGGGTGTTTTTGATTTGTTGTTGGCTTGTACCTCCCCTATGGGTTTATTTACTTACTCGCTTTGCTGACTGCTTTCTGTGACTTCTTCGAGTTTATAGTCTTTCTTAATAGATCAATTTGTTCTTTTGTTAATTGATTCTTATAAGATGAAAGTTTTTTCTCTACATACACATAGTCTGTATCAATATGCTTTAGCATATCTTCAAACAATTTGTTTCCAGATTCTACTTGTACTTGCTCTAATTCTTTCGCCTCATACTCATCCATGATAGTATCTTCTCCTCCATCTGCTATACCAAAAATAAACAGTGCTCTATTCAAAGCACCAGACTGGCATTTTTGAGATGCAAAAGGTTCGTTTGCTCTTTTATGAGCAATTCCATCTGCGACAACAATATGTTCTGAATTTAAAACTGAACCCCTCATCATAATTGTACTTTCGTTCAATTCGACAATCTCAGTTTGTGTGTAGAATCCTTCGGTTCTGTAGTAGTCATTAAAATAACTTAATCTCTCAGTCCAAGGTACTATTTCTTTTCCTCCTCCAATTCTAGTTTTCTTTAGTTTCCTTTTTAGTTTCCCCATGATTATTTTTTATTAAGTTGGTTAAATAAATATTTACTATAAAATACTTTCTTGTGTGAAACAAGATTGATTCCCAGTCGAAAATCCATTCCTTAATTCTCCTCTTCATACATAACTCTTCAAAGTTATCTAAGAGGTATAGTTTGAAATCTCTAAGAGAAAAACGCTTCCGATCATGAATAATCTCTCTATTTTCGTAGTCGAATCTGACCATGTAATAATGTTATTTATCATGTCGTGGTGTTGTGGTGTAAAGGTAAAAATAAATTACACTTATTAACGATTGTTCAAAAAATAATGTTAAATAGTTATTAACATTTCGTTGGTTAACAGGTTTGCCATTTCCTTCTGTTTCTGGATACTGCTTTTGTTGGTGAATTTCACATATCTGTAGAAAGCCTCAGACCCATTCGCATGACCACTTATTTCTCTTACTTCCATTTCAGTCAATCCTTTACTTAAATAATATGTGATTGCACTACTCCTTAATTTATGTGGTGTATATAATTCCCAGAGTTTGTTTGTGCATTTTTTGGGGTTGCCTTCATAATCATATAAGTAGGTTACTTTGTCAATACAGAAAGCCTGGTATTGTTGTAATAATTTTTTTAGATTTCTTCTGAATGTAACTATATCTAATTTCCATTTAGTCTTTACAATAAAGTCTTTTACATCCTGTGGAAGATAGAAATTACTTATCGATCCAGTTCCTTTTTTTGTAATGATAGTGACAGAATCACTATTTGTATCACATTCAAACCCTACCAGATCACTAATTCTCATGCAAGAGTATAACATAAGCCTTGTATAATACCATGTTGTATGTAGAGACTTGTCAATTGGCATTGCTGTATGTATTAGTTCTACTTCTTCTGGAGTCATTGCGATTACTTCTGTCTTCACCTCCTTAACTGATTGTAATTTAGGAAACCAGTATCCGTACTCTTCCTCTCCCTTTTTAAGTGTTGCTCTTATTGTTTTAAGATGAGATTTTCTGGTGTTAGGATGTTTAAAGTCCTCAGTTAATAGGTTAAGGTATTTGTTTACCTTCCCTTGTAGAGACTTCTTTACTCTGATTCTACTTCTTCTTTCTACTACTGCATTCAAATCTAAATTCTCAATATTAAAATTATACTTATATCTTTTCATGGTATTGTATACACCTTTATAAGATTTAATTGTTGAGTAGTTTAGTTTCTTTCCGTTGTGAAGAATCTCTCCACTTTCTAATTTATTTATAATGTCCTTTAATAAAGAGACAAAGGTATGTTCTTTCATGTTTATGAATTAATAGGGTTAAACAGGTAGGTTGGATATATGAGATTGTAAAAGCCTCTCCATTGACTGGAAAGGCACATTGTTGTAGTCCCTAGGGGAATCGATTTACAATCGTTCAATTTATCAAAATTACCTAGCAATAATATCATCAATTTCTTGTGCTAAATTCGAGTAGTATTCTATAATCCTTGATGATTCTTGAAACATTAACTGAGTCTTCCCAGTTTTCTTTTGGTTCAATCTACTCTTTCTTGTTTTAGACCCATATACATATTCGCATACATCGGTAGAGGTTATTCCTTTTATGTTTAGGAGTTCTCTGGCTTTCTTCTTATATATTAATTGAGATTTCATTATTTAGTTGGTTGGGTTTTAGTTATAATATTACTTTGTCCTTCCAATTTAGTGAAGGATCTCTATTTGTCAAAGTTTGTCTTACAGAATTTTTAATTCTTTCTGTAGCCGAATCTGACTCATAGATTGTTGTTAATGAATTAGATGGTAAACTGTCCAATTCAAACATTAAAGCAGAATTTAATTTTGCCTCAAAGTTTTCGTGTAGTTTGTCGTACTGGTCTTGCAGAATATTATTCTTTTTGACTAGTCCGATATAATCATCTAATAAATCTTGATTGTCAGTTCTTTCAACATCAAAGTCGAAATCATGTTCCAACATTTCAAGAGTGTTGTGGTACTTCCTTTTAAGTTCCTTGTCAATGTCGTAAAAATTTTTAAATTGCTTTAATGCATGAATACCAGTTGCATGGTTTTTTCCTATGTAATTTGCTGAATGAGATATAGGTACTCTCAAATGATCATGCACTATTTTAAAATAAATTTGTCTGGCATCCACATTGTGTCTCTCCCTGTTTCCATGAACCTTGCCCATCGAAACCGTATCGATTATTTTGATAATCGCATCAAGTTTTAGTTGTAATTGTTTTGTCATTTTTTTCTTTTTTAAAAGAAGGCATAGTTTCGCCTCGTGACGACCAAGTTTAAAAGGTTAATAATATACCCTCTTCTTTAATTTATCGTTGTAATTCTTCTACTATAGATTCACCTATAAGTTTGGATATGTTCCATTCATCAGACCAGTATTTTTTTGATCTTTCTATTGAACCTTTATCTCCTCTAGAAACTTGGTATCTAGATGGAGCCCATGTGAAAATATTTATTTTGTGGGATCTGTATGCTAAGAAACAAGCACCAGAATCAAGAGCCTCTTTACACTTTTGTGTTATCTCTCCTCCGAGTCTCCAAGCCTCACCAGAGTCAATTAAGTCTTGGTAAATCTTGAATCCATACTGCTTTTGCAGTTTTCTAATTTTACTTTCGTTCATAATATCAGTTTTTTTTAGAGACTAAATAATGAGTTTATGGGTGCTAAATTAACATTTAATGTTGATAAAACAAATTATTCTCTATCCGAAATTGAATTTTCGTTCAAGTTTGCATCCCTCCATAAGTATTGTTTGCCTTTGATATTGTGATACATAGAAACAATAAAATGCTCTGGTGCATCTGGGAACATTTCTTTTACTTTAATATATATAGGGTCTTTTTCCATTATTCAGTTATTATAATTATTAGTATTGTTACAAAAAGTCCAATCATGCTAAAGAATGCACCTTTGTAGTTAGTTTTCATTTGTTGAGGTGACCTTCCTTGATTCATAGCCTTAGATTTTTTAGTTCTTTTTCAGCAACCTCTTTAGTCATATAGTATTTTGTGTCTGGGTTCTGATCATGTAATTTTTCACTTTCATAATCCCAACAAGACCAAACTATCTTCCCATTTTCAATAGTCCAGTAATCATCTCCTTCATCAAAAGGATATACTACACCATTTCTTTTGGCTTTTAATCTTTTAACATTAATCATGTAATCAATAGTCTCATCGACTGTCTTCATTACATTACCTAATTGTGCTTTAATGTTCATTAGATAATCTAATGATTCTGGGTCATACTGATATTTTTCAGATACTACATCCAGAATGTTTTTCTTTATGAAATCTTCCATTTTTATTTCTGACATTTTATTTAAGTTTAGTGAATTGAATTGTTAAATTTTCTTTCCAGTTGTCTGAGTCGTTTTCATACTCTTCCAGAATAGCATTGACCAAAGGGAGTTCATCGATCCCTAGTTTACATAATCTGGTCATAAGTTCATCTGTATGTTTTTGTAGGTTTACCAGAAATTCTTCATTCTCTCCATACATCCTATCAAGGAGTTGGTTAGTGGCTTTTTCTAGTTCCTTTTCTGCTTGTTTCACTTTAAATTTTAGTGAATGCTTAAATACTGGTGTGTGTGATACTTCATCAAGTGACTCCAGTAATAATTGTGAGTAGAAAGTTGCTTTAACTACTGCATAGCGTATGTCGTTTTTATTCATAGTTTTTATTTTTAATTTCAATTTTTAATTGCATCTCTTCCCAAACCTCCTCCATGAATTCCAATTTCTGGTTTTCATTATCTGCATACTTAGGGTATGTTGTCCAGTATGCTTTTCTCTTTGTTTTTAAAAGTGATTTTAAAAGTTTGATCATAGATTTTTTATTATTAAGAACAGGATGAAGAACATCCACACCAATATAATTAGTGTGAATATCCCCTCTCCCACTCCTTGTTTAAACTTTCTCTTTAGTTCTGGCTTCATTATATATTTTTTCTATTTCCTTTTTCTTTGCGTAAGGATATTCTATTACAGCCTCTTCTAAAGTAAAAACTTCATCAGCAAACATTTCACCTAAATCATATTCCCAAGTTTCGTAACTCTCTCTGTATTGCCACTCATCGTAGGAGTAATCCTCTTCTTTTGTTATTCCATCTTCATCAAACGTTGTTCGCCCTCCAAAGTCACATCCACCTTCCTCGTATTCTATTTCAGCCTTGAGTTTATACTTTTTACAAATTTCCTCGACAAGTTTAATTGGGGGTGACCATGCAGAATCACCATAGACTCTTAATCCATGATCATCAGACTCCATTTCAAAATCGAACCATTTAGTTCCATACATATAGAAGACATTAAAGTTATCTCCATACTTTTTTTTGAAGCCTTCGCCTCCATCAAGTTTACCTTCGCCTATTACATACTCACTCCACTCCGTAAAGTATTTAGATTTATCATAGGTTTTAAGTTTCTTTTCTAATTTGCTGAGAGTAGATTTACTTCCCTCAAACGTTATCCAGTTATTACAATTATTTGCCATATTATATAGTTTTTAAGTTTTTAATAAATTCTACTACTGCTTGGTATCTTGTGTCTAAATCGTTACTGCTTAGACATTCATCAAAGTACCCTACTTTACCTACATTATCACTTAAATAATCTTCAATCTTCTTTACTACTGGCAT